GATTAGTCCAATCAGAATGGCTCCAGGTTCTTTAAATTATTATAGATCAGGATCAAGAGATAGAATTGAGCCTTTAAATATAAATGCAAACACTGGTGTAACTTTAAATAACGAAAATCAAAGACGCTCAGCTATTGCAAAAATATTTCATGTAGATCAGTTACTCATTACTGAAAATAGAAATATGACAGCTACAGAAGTTCTTCAAAGAAATGAAGAGAAGATGAGAATACTTGGTCCAGTATTAGGAAGATTACAATCTGAATTACTACAACCGATGATCTTAAGAGTATTTAACATCATGTTAAGAAATGGATTATTTGCTGAAGCTCCTGAGGTTCTTGCTAATCAAGAAGTAGATATTGAATATGTATCACCAATGGCACTAGCACAAAAAGGACAAGAGCTACAAAATTTAATGAGAGGTTTAGAATTATTTGCACAGATCTCACCTTTAGCTCCAGTACAAGATTACATCGATGAAAACGGTTTAATAAAACAAATTATAAATATTTTAGGATTACCAGCTCGAATGATTAAATCTGACAAACAGGTTCAAGAATTACGAGAACAAAAAGCTGCAGCGCAACAAGAACAAATGCAAATGCAACAAGCAATGCAAGAAGCTCAAATAGCTAAAGACGCAGCTCCAATGGTTAAAGAAATAAATAATATTAATGGACCAACAGAATAAGAAGTTAAAAGAACTTTTTGAAAATTACAAAATTTGCTTTGGTACAGATCAAGGTAAAAAAGTAATAGAAGATCTCGAGAAGAGATGTCATGAGTTTAATACTACTCATGTAAAAGGTGATAGCCACGAAGGAGCATTCTTTGAAGGACAAAGATCCATCCTGGTATTTATAAAAAGTATTCTAAACCAAAAACAATAAGGATAAATATGGACAATCAGACAACTGCTCCAGTAGAGCAATCTGAGCAACCAACGGATGTTGCTCAACAACCTGAGGCAACACCTTCGGTAAAAGAAACTGTTTTAACTCAAAGCGAGCCTAAAGCAGAAGTACAACAAGAAAAACAGGAAACAAATTTTAAAGATTTAATTCCTAAAGACTTTCAAGAAGAAAAGTCATTACAAAATTTTAATAATATGGAAGATTTTGTAAAGTCTTACTTATCAGCTCAAAGATTAGTAGGTGCTAATAAAGTTGCTATACCAAATAAAATGGCAACGGATGATGATTGGCAAGAAGTCTTTGACAAGTTAGGCAGACCAAAAACACCTGAAGATTATAAATATGATTTTAAAGAAGGTGAAATCGACCAGACGCAGCTAAAAAATTTTAATGAAACTGCACATCGATTAGGTTTGTTACCAAAGCAAGCTGAAAGATTAATTAACTTCTACCAAGAAATGAATGGTGAAAGCGAACAAGCAAAACTTGTTGCAGCCGAAGCTAAGCAAGTTGAAGTAGAAGCTCAATTAAAAAAAGATTTTGGACCTGAGTATAACAAACGATTAGATCAAGCTAAGAAACTTGCAATCGATACTTTAGGATCTGATATTCTTAATCAAACAATATTAAAGAATGGGTCAAGACTAGGTGATAATCCTGATGTCATAAAAGCTTTTAGTATGCTTGCAGATAAATTATCTGAAGATGAAATTATAAAAGGCGATGGCACTGGTTACATGACTGCTAGTGAGTTAGAAAAAGAAATTTCTGAACTTACTGAAGATGGTTCACCATACTGGTCTAAAGCTCATCCTAATCATAAGAAAACAGTTGAACAAGTCTTGAAGTTACGAGAGCAGCTAAATGGTTAATACCGAGATAGCGCTTGAATGTTTAAGATTAGCTACTGAATTTGGATCTGAAAAAGATAGATCAAATCCAATTCCTAAAGCTACAACTTATTATGAATGGGTTCAAAAAGTTTCCAAGAAGATAACTCCAAAAGAGCCTTCTAAGAAAAAAGTCTAATTGCAGACTTTAAAGGCAAAGACTAGATCCGTCATTGACGGTCAATCAAATCGATCAATCAACAATCAATCAACCAACCAAGAGGAGGATTAGAAATGTCTAATCAAATCACAACGGCTTTTGTTGAGCAATATTCAAACAATGTTGCAATGCTTAGCCAACAAAAAGGATCTCTTCTTAGAGGTGCGGTAGATGTTGAGAGCGTAGTAGGCAAAAATGCTTTCTTCGACCAAGTAGGATCAGCTACAGCGGTTAAAAGAACAAGCAGACATGCTGACACTCCGCAGATCGACACTCCACACGCTCGTAGAAGAGTAAGTTTGGTAGATTATGAGTACGCTGATATTATCGACAACCAAGATAAGATCAGAACTTTAATCGATCCAACATCATCATACGCTCAAGCTGCTGCTTTCGCATTAGGTAGAGCAATGGATGATGAAGTAATCGCTGCAATAAGTGGTTCTGCAAACACAGGTGAGACTGGCTCAACAGCTACGCCTTTACCAGCTGCGCAGAAAATAACTGAAAGTAGCTCAGGTGGATTAACAATCGCAAAACTAAGAAGCGCAAAAGAAATCTTAGATAGCGGTAACGTAGATCCATCAATTCCGAGATACATAGTAGTAGGACCAAAACAAATTTCTGATTTGTTAGGAACTACTGAAGTGACATCTTCGGATTTTAATACAGTTAAAGCATTAAGTAACGGTGAAATTAATACGTTCTTAGGATTTAACTTCGTAGTCTCTAACAGACTGTCAATCGCTTCATCTAAAAGATTATGCTTAGCATACGCTATGGATGGTGTGAAACTTGCATTAGGTCAAGATCTGATGTCAAGAATTGATGAGCTGCCAAACAAAGGCTACGCAACTCAAGTATATAACTGCATGTCTATAGGCGCAACTAGAATGGAAGAATCCAAAGTTGTTACTATTCAAGCACATGAAGCGTAATAGGAGGAACTGAAAATGGGTACTAAAAATACAGATCTAGTAGCTAACTTTGAAGCTACTCCTCAAGTTAAAAACAACGCAGCAGAACTACATGGTGTTCTAAGAACAGCACATGGAACTGTTGAGTTGGCGGCTGGTGATAGTGATAATGACGATGTTGTTATGTTAGCACCGATCCCATCAAATGCAGCTGTACCAAGTTTATTCATTGGTTCAGACACATTAGGTGGATCGTGTACTTTCAATGTTGGAATATACACTACAGATGGAACAGTAAAAGACGAAGATGTTTTCGCAAGTGCGGTGGCTGATGAAGCTGCTATGGCGGATGTTCGTTTTGAAGCTGCTAACATCGATACGGCTAGCAAAAAAATGTATGAACTTGCTGGTGACACTACAGATCCTGGAGGACACTACTATATAGCGGCTACAATGGCTGCTGCTGGTGGTACTGAAGGAACTATGTCATGGAACATTTCATATGTTGTTAACTAGGAAGTAGATTTATCTACAATTAGGCTAGGCGGTATCAAAGCCGCCTGGCTTACTAATCATGAAATATATTTTAATCTTAACTTTATTTAGTTTTACCAGTAACGAACAATTAGGATCTATAACACACACGTTATCTTATCCAACGTATCACTCTTGTATTAGTGATGGTTACATTCGATCTTTTACAAAACTAATGGAAATAGACGAAGATTTTATAAACAAAGAAAAAATTTTAATAACTTTTAAATGCGAGGAAAAAAATGGCATCAGTAGTTGATATTTGCAATTCAGGTTTAAACTTATTGGGCGCTTCTACAATCACACAATTAACAGATGATAGTAAGAATGCTAGGTTATGTAACCAAAGATATGAGCCTATTAGAAATAGAATTTTTAGATCACATGCTTGGAACTGTTTAACTAAAAGAGTTCAGTTAGCAGCTGATAGTGCAGCTCCAGTAGTAGAGTATTCTAATCAATATACTTTACCAAGTGATTGCTTAAGAGTTTTAAAAATACATACAGGTTCAACAGATAGTATTGCTAGTGATATAGATTATGTTGTTGAAGGTAGAAAAATTAAAACTAATCAAGGAACTGTATTTTTAGTTTATATAGCTTTAATTACAGATCCAAACGAATACGATACATACTTACAAGAAAGTATCTCAAGTGCTTTAGCTGCAGATATAGCTTATGCAATTACAAACAATGCAACACTAGCTAAGAATTACCAGGTGACAGCTGACGAAAGATTACGTGAGGCTAGATTTGTAGATGCTACAGAAAATAGTTTAGGTACAGTCGAGAGCAACGAATTTACTGATGCGAGGTTATAATGACCGCAACTGCTTTTGATCCTGGTTTAATAAAAAAATATAGAGAGCCAAGAGTTTTATTACATTTTCAATGGGGTGATGATGACACAAAAGTTTATCGATATGCTTTAACAGAAGTTATCGATGTAGGCGAAATTGATCCTAGAACCAAATGTAAAAAAGATGAACAAGGTTTAACACAACAAGAAATTTATAAAAAATTATGCCAAGAACAACACTTGCTTTAACCTCTTTTGTATCAGGCGAACTAGGAGCCAAGCTTGATGGTAGAACAGACTTTACTAAATACGGAACTGGTTGCAAAGAATTAAAAAACTTTTTAGTACATCCTCAAGGTGCTGCTACTAGAAGAGTAGGTACACAATTTATTGCAGAAGTTAAATCAAGCGCTGCTAAAACAAGATTAATACCTTTTGAATTTTCAACTACTCAAACTTATATTTTAGAATTTGGAAATACTTATATTAGATTTTTTAAAGATAAAGGTCAGATCTTAGATAGTGGATCAGCTTATGAAATATCATCACCATATTTAACAGCAGAATTGTTTGATATTAAATTTTCACAATCAGCTGATGTAATGTACATCGTTCATCCAAACCATGAAACGATGAAGCTTTCAAGAACTGGTCATACTAATTGGTCTTTAACAGAAGTTGATTTTACAGACGGACCATATTTAGAGCCTAACGATACGACAACAACTTTAACTCCAGCATCTGCTTCAACAGGTACAGGCGTTAATATTACTGCTTCTGCTGTTACAGGAATTAATAGTGGATCAGGATTTTTAGCTACAGATGTTGGAAGAATAATATCTTTTAATAGTGGCTTAGCAAAAATTACAGCTCGTACTAGTACCACAGTAGTTGTTTGTACAATTACAAAAGCTTTTGCTAATACTGATGCTAAGACAGATTGGAAGTTAGGAGCTTTCTCAGATACGACAGGTCATCCTTCAAGTGTATCGTTCTTTGAACAAAGATTAGTTTTTGCTGGAACTACAGCTGAGCCGCAAACTTTATATTTTTCAAAGTCAGGTGATTACGAAAATATGACTGCTGGTACCGATGCTGACGATGCTATGATTTATACCATCGCATCAAATCAGGTTAATGCCATAAGATATTTAAAAGCACAAAGAACTTTAATTGTTGGAACAACTGGCGGTGAGTTTACCGTTTCGGCGGATGGGACGGATGCAGCTATTACACCAACAAATATTACAATTAAGAAACAAAGCTCTTATGGATCAGCTAATGTTGATGCGCAACCAGCTGGTAACTCAATACTATTTTTACAAAAAGCTAAAAGAAAAATTAGAGAACTAACTTACAATTTTGACGTTGACGGATATGTAGCCGCTGACCTTACCATATTAAATGACATCGTAACTAAAACAGGAATAAATGAAATGGCTTATCAGCAAGAGCCTGATAGTATTCTTTGGTGTGTTA